CGCCTGACGAGGTTGCTAAGATTCAGGTAGCGCGCAGGATTAAGGCAGGCACTCTTCCGAAGAAGGAGCGTAAAGAGAAAGGCGTCGATCCTCTGCTCACCGCACTGCAGGCGGGAGACTTGGAACGGGTCTACCGTTTCAAGCTGTCAACGATGTCGAAGGCACGATTCGTGAGTTTAAAGAGCGCGTGGTTGGCTTGTGACTCTCCGATCCGTGTCCGTATTGCCGAGTTCCCAAGGGAGTACTGGGAAGACGCACTGGTGTGCGTCACCGAGGATTTCATCTCGATGCTCGACAAAAACCCGCATGCGGTGAAAGACCTGAGGATTACTTTGGAAGTATCCGACTTGGATAAGTTCTCGCTGGCTACGCAGATCAAACTGCTGTGCTTGAGGATTGCGGGGCGCGGGATCGAGATTGACGGTAGGTTACCATTCGACCATCTTCACATTCTTGTGACGAGTGGATTGCTGGCTGTCGGTTCGACGGAGATGCGTCCACTGGAGTTGTATTATCACTTACGGGTGCTGATTGATAAGGTGGCCCAAAGAAAGTACCCTACGCCGCAGACCAAAGGGCGCGTTATCGACCGCCTGCGCGAGTCGTTAGGAAAACTTACGAAGGTATTGGATTACTTCGTTTATGAATACGAAGACGATACTCGGAAGTTGGTAGAAGTCGTCAATGAGCTTCCGGAGGATCAGCGCGCAGACGCCGCGCTCTATACCGTCATCGCGTATCATCGTGATGGAGTTCGATCTTTTAAGGGGATGTTGTAATGTACGTACTCTTCCTACCCACTAATGAATTAGCCACGGCCCGTGCGGCCGCCGAGGAAGTCCGAAAGAAAGGGTATCAGGCGAACTTTCTCCCCTCGCTTAGCGTCGCCGAGTACCTAGCTGAGCTGAGCAAGGCGACGGAGGTAGTCGTGATGGGCATCCTCGACAATATGACCGTGTGGGCGTGGGGCTACGCCACGGGCAGGAAGAAAAAGGTTACGGCTATAAAAGGCGTCATGCCGTGTTATACTAAGAATACGGTGGAGTTGAATAAATGGCTGGAGAAGATTCCAAAGCAGTTGACCCTGTTCCCCGAGAACTTCGATGCGGAAAACAAAACTACACCATAACGGAGGAGATGTGCAAGGGTCGGAGACGAAACGAGAAGTTTGTGAAGCGCTATTGTTCCAAATGTGCTCGGTACAAAACAATAGTGATCGCCGAGATTAAAGAGAAAGCCCGTAAGTGGGCGGAGAAAGTGAAGAATGGGACACTCTATCCTCCTGAAAGCTGAAGAGTCGTTTGGCACACTCACTTTCGATCTATTCGGAACGTGGGAGTTCTTCGTCTCTGACCTGTGGAAAGGCTTCGAGACCAAAGACGAAGTTACGATTTATGTCGAGACTGACGACTTCAACCCGACCTATGGCAAGGTTGTCTATCCCCGTTTTGCTCAGAAGAAAGGACGCAAGATCGACGTGGCTTTGCATCTCTCAACACGCGAGCGCTACCCAAGTCGTCGTGAGGTCGTGACACACATGGAGCGGCTCGATCCCGTGACACGTAAACTTCGAGATGAGCTCTTCATGCGCAGCAAGACCCAAGTCGTCACGAAGAGTATGGCTGAACTGTTCGTCTTCTTCGTCTCTAAGACAATGTTCCCCGTTCTTCGGAAGTTCCGCCTTGTCCCCGGCAGATCATCGGCGGTGCAGTCGAATCGGTACGGGATCGCCTGCTTGGAGAAGTACCGAGCTTGGTCGGAGAACAATCGATGAAACTGATGGAGGTGCGTCATTACCAAGACAAATGGAGCGGTTGGGAAGATACGTTCAACCGTTTACAGGAACTGACTGCTTTAGCACACGACTCTTTGCGTCGCAAGATGTGTATGCAGTGTCCGTTTTGTCGTAAGCGTCTTAGTCTGGAATGTAGACACGTCATTATCTCCAATCGAGAGTTTGCTATTTTTGCTCACGTATCTTGTACCTGCGGTCTGGGAGCTGCCAAGCATATATCCGCGACACGAATGTCGAGCGGATCGGGCGCGGGTCGCACGCTGAGACGCATGCTTCAAAACCAAGCGTACCATAAGAGGAAGGCTGTTATGGATCGTTTAGCAGATAGGGTTCTCTGATGTTACCCGTGCCCGACTTATATCTGTGTTTCATCTGTCGTATGTGTCACCACATGGAGCGGGCGGTGGAGACGAGCGGTATACGTCGGGACGTTCGTTGCGGTGTCGAGGGGTGTAAAGGCCCGAGCGAAGGCGGGGCGTTCGCCAAGTATGACGGACCTTTAAAACCCGTTCTTCTGGCGGTATGCTATCGGTGTGGCAATGATTCTGAGGGACTGCTCAGTGCGGATGATGGAAGACTGGGTATTTGCGAGCGCTGTGCGAAACTTACTGGGCGGCTATGATCTTTGAGATCGTCAACAACAGGCTGTCTGGGTTCCTTTCCCCGAACCCCTATCCCTTTACGGACAGTCTGTCTAGGACCGCAGGTCTCCCCAACCTGCGGTCCCCTTTTTTTTTACGGAGCGGTAAGATTTTAGAAAATTTTTTATATCGACGAAACTTCTCTCTGTTGCGGTACTTTTCTGGGGCGATTCTACCGGTTGTGGTCGGAGAAGATAAATCGGAAAAAACGGAGAAATACCCCGTTGACTTCGAGTAAAAAGTTTGTATAGTCTGTGTTTATGGCGAGGGATTTCAATGCCTAAGTTCAATGTGGATGTTCAACCCGGCGACATGGCGGTTATGATGCCTGCACCGGGAGACTGGGTCGGTACTGGGATTTCTTGGTTTGCAGGCCCGTATTCACACGTCACCCGCGTCGTCTCCCACGACGGTATGTGCATCGACGCCAATCCACCTTGCGTCCGACAGAAACACCTGACTGAGTACTTGGCAGACGGTCGACAGATCGTCATACGTCGCTGGGTAGACTGGCGCACCGTGGGCGAGTTCGAGATCAAGCGTCGTTTGGACAACTTTCTGAATCCTTTGGTGGACGCCGAGGCGGATTACGCCGAGCGTAAGATATTCCGCTTCGCATTGAGGCTAATCGTCCGCTGGCTCCCGTCCAATCCTTCTGAGGGTACTACGACTCCGCACGTGCCTGCGAAGTGGCACTGCGCCGAGCTGTTCTGTGTGACGGATGATTATTGCTTCCACTTCGATCCGGTTCCTGAACGGGCTCATAAGTGGACGTGTCCTACCGATTTGGCTGAGAGTAAACTGTACAAGACGGTAACTGATAAACTCGTTTTGATGGAGGCGTGATTGTGTCGAACGGAACTACGGTGCGCGTTGGTGATTTGGCTGTCGAGTTGAATATGGAGAGTAGACGTTTACTCGATGTAATGCGCGAGATGAAGATTGACAAGGTGATGACGCCGGGAGATCGGATAAGCACTCATCTGGCGGATGAGATTCGGAAGAAAATCTCTGGAAGAGACGGAGAGGAATTGATCGAAAAGCAAATGTAAGGGGGTGTGACGTGGCCAAGCTCTTTAGGGGGATGGACGGTTCATTCAAACTGGAGATGACGTTCTCCGACAAAAAAGCTCTGCGTAATTTCTTCTTTGGAATCACTCCGTTTTTATCTACGGAAGATTATTCGGACATCTACTTCGCTCTTTTTGGATACCATCCAAGCTCTATCGCTGAGACCCGCAAGGACACTCTGCTCAACATTCAGCGCGAGCGTTTGGAGTACGAACAGGAGGTCATGCGACAGCTGATGGATGAGAAGGCGGTCTGGGCAGAGGATGACCTCGGAGACATCGACTTCGCCGACGACGTCGGGAGGGGAGGAGATTGTGTTAAAGAACCTGAATCCTGATATCGACATGATCGAGTATGTGTTCACTGCGGTTCCACACGCGGTCGTGTTCGATACCAGACTTAGTTCTCAGGCGTTCCGTGTGTACTGCGCCTTGATGGCCCACTCAGGTCGCCAAAGGAATCGCTGTTGCGTGATGCAACGTACTATTGCTAAAGAGCTTGCGATGAGCGACCGATCCGTCAAAGACTATGTTCAAGAGCTCAAACAGTATGGGCTGATACGCGTTGAAAGACGAGTTCGTACTGCGGAGACGTTAATCACTGACGTTACAACGATTTACGGAAACTGCGACAGAATGCTGAAGTGCGAAATTTTGCCTGTCGAAAAAGACGCTATTCTGCCCATCCCGAAGGGCAGTGGGATGCCCTCCGGAATAAGTATATGTTCTGAAGAAGATGGGAATAAAGATAAATCTTTATTCCCCGGCGATTCGTCGCAAGCGACGAATACGCCTCTCGCACGCGAATCCGGGGTATCTCAGGGGCTGACGGAAAATACGCCAGAGCAGGAAGAGCGAGGGCTGACGCCTGCGCATGGGCGAGCATTCGCCTGCTCTGCTGGATGCGAACTTACTGACAGTTCCGCTGCGAAATTCGTCCGTAAACCATACCGAGCTGGGGTGACTGCAATCGATTGCAGTCACCGAAGGACAGTCGAGGTGGATGCCACCTCCGGACAGCCAATCGTCTACAAAAAGAAATCCAAGAAGAAGGCCTTGCGCGATCCCAGACTGGACTCTTTATGGGCTCACTGGCGCTTGCTGGTCACGAGTCGTCTGGGCGTGAGTATGCCGCTGGTTCCCGTCGGTAAGGATTTGGGACATCTCAAGAACATCCTGAAGTACTGCGACTTCGATCCTGCCAAGGAAATGATGGAGATGGTTCTTGTGGATTGGACTCTGGTTCAGGCCCGTTTCCCGGTTGCGAAAGCCGCAGGTTGTCCAACACTCTACGTGCTGGATACACTGAAACGCGAGTTACACTCCGCCGCACAGGGCGGTTCCTCTCTTACACAGAACGGAGTACATCGGCATGCGAACTGGGTACCGAAGTGTAGACAAGCTGACCCCTATGGAGAGTAATCAGAGTACGGAGTATTGAGCTATGTTGATCTTACTTCCCAAGCAACGGGAGCTTACCAAGCGCGATTGTCTTCGTATGTGTATTGGACGTCGCTACTGGGGTGCGACTATGGATCAGATACCTGACTCTGCCGCTTACAAAGCGCCGCTCCAGCGTTACTTGGAGAAGTTGCCGCAGGCGTTGAAGGACGGGATGGGTCTTCTCCTGCAAGGACCGTATCGTTCGGGGAAGACTTCAGCCGCCGCCATCGTCGCCAAAGCATCCGTGGCGTGGGGCGCGACAGTCTTGTTCCTGCCCGCCGAGGAAATCGTTCGAGCTATTATTGAGAAGAAATCTTTCGATGGAGAACAATCTCTCGAACAGCGTATACGCGAAGTAAATATGCTGGTGATCGACGATGTGGGCAGAGAGTACTCGAAAGAATACGGTACGTCCACTATCGAGTGGCTTCTCCGTATGTTTTACGATTCGAAACGATGTGTGGTGATGACCACAAATAAGAGCCTTGGAGAACTCACGAAAAAGTACGGAGACTCTTTCAAAGAAATCGCGAAGGCGCTGATGACCAGAGTCGTCGTTGACGGTGTTGCTTGGAGTGCTGATGAGCACGAAAACTCCGAAGGTTATCTTGGGGAAGACAAATGAATTTAGACATCGCCTTTATCTGTAAACTACTCGAAGAGCCCAATTTGGCTGTTGTAAAAGATAACGGAATTAGCGATGACTATCTTTTTGATAGCAGTCGCGAGGCTCTTCGATTCGTCTCGCAACACTTTTCCAAGTACGGGAAGATGCCAGACAAGGTTACATTGGAGTCACACCTGCAAAGTCCGTTCGCCGAGTCTACGCCAGAGCCAATGTCATACTATGTGGATTTGTTGAAGAAACGTTTCATTGGCAATACCGTCTCGAAAGGCTTGGCGCAGGCTAACGATCTTCTGCGGTTACAGGACATGGACAAAGCGCTGGATGTCTTGAAGGAAGTCGTCAAGACCAGTAGTGCCTCCGGTGTCATCAAGGATACCGGGTTGGTCGACCTGCGCACGAATACCGCCGAGCGCGTCGCCGAGTATGAGCGCGTGAAGGCGCTGAAGGGGCAGGTTGATGGAATGCCTCTTCCTTGGCCCAGCATCAATGAGGCTACGATGGGTGTGCATCCCGGCGAGCTGTGGTTCGTGGTGGCGCGGCTAAAGACAGGAAAGAGCTGGATACTCATTCAGCTCTGCGACCATTTCTTTCGTAACGGACACAAAGTACTGCTGGTCTCGATGGAGATGCCCGTGAGCAAGATGGCTCGCCGTCTGGACTCTCTCTACGCCCGCATACCATTCGGACATTTGAAACGCGGAACCCTGTGCGCCGAACACGAAGCGGCTTATACCGTTGCCCTGACTGACTTTACGAAGCCAGGACAGGTACCTTTATGGGTATGTGGGAAGAGTCGAGTGCAGTCAGTGCAGGATTTGGAGATGGTGATTGAGGAGCTTCACCCGGACATCGTCTTGCTCGACGGTACGTACTTGATGCGTGTGGTAGGGATGAAGTCTGCGAACAAGTGGGAGCGTGTGTCGGCCGTGGCGGATTCTTTGCAGGACATTGCCCAGAGGAAGATGACGCCGATCATTGCGACGACGCAGTTCAATCGTCATGTAAAGCGTGACAAGGTGATGGCGGGCTCAGAGGATATCGGATTTGCATACGAGATCGCACAGAACACGGACTGCTTGATTGGTATGTTTCAGACGGATGACATGCGCGAGGCGCGGCAGATGTTGATTCGTATTTTGGAGCATCGCGAGGGTGAGCCCGTGAACATAATGACGAGGTGGGATTTCTCGACGATGGACTTCGACGAATTTTCCGTTGTGTCAAATGATGACCTGAACAAGGCGTCAGGCGAGGAAGAGAGAATCAATTTCTAGGAGGTGTTATGAAGAAGCCGAAGAGAACACAGTTTCCTGCAATGTTGAGGATGAAGTTGCGGGCCTTGGATTGGAAGAATGAACTCATCGAGGAGTTCCCCTGCGGCACGTGCGAGATTGAGGACTTGGTCTTCCTGCGGATTCCGGATGATGAGGTGATGCGGATGCGCAGTAGCGGTGCTTGGGAGCGTCTGTCGGAGTCTGTCGGCGAGACTAAGAAGACTTTCGTGCTGGTTCCGCCCGGCACTGAGGTGATGGAGGTGGTTCGCAAGTGGGAGGTGGTCGACCCGAAGGATATGGTTGGCGGTAAGGCTTGGGAGTTGGGGGATAAGACAGACAAAGGAAACAACGGTGGAACAGAATCTGTTAATTGACATGTTGGGCAGGCTCGGCTGTACCAAGATTCGACAATCCGACAAGAACGTGCGTACCAACTGTCCCTTGGCTCCGTGGTTCCACGAGAAGGGCTCAGACAGCCATCCTTCGTTCTCCGTGGCGGTGAACCCAGAAGGCCCAAGTCCCTATCGATGCTTCGCGTGTGGGGCTCGTGGGACGTTTCTGGGGCTTCTTTATGAGCTCAGGCGGAAAGGCAAGCCAGTTGACGATCTGATCGATATTGCCAAGAAGACCGAAGTCGTCTCCTTCGAGAAGAAGCTCTTCCATACGATCAACATGTTCGGTCCCGAGATGGTTCGCGGGCTCGCCAAGGAAATCTTCGAGGTCTGGGACGAGGATGAGCTCTCCCCTTTTACGGGAAAAGTTCCTAAGTATGTGTTTGAGCGCGGGTTAACTCTGGATACGTGTAGAACATGGGGGTTGGGTTATTCTGCAGAGGAAAATCGTCTTATCTTTCCGGTGCGTCGCAGGGACGGCAAGCTCGTTGGCGCTGTGGGGCGGGCGTTGGACCCGAAGGCTCAGCCTCGGTATCGTAGCTTCATAAACTTTCAGAAGTCAAACTATCTCTACGGTGAGCATCTCCTTCCGCGTGATGGAGAGAAAACGATGTCGGATGCGTTCGGGATGAATCTCCCCGCAAACGACGGTGTAATTGTTGTTGAGGGATTCTTCGACACGTTGCGATTGTACCAGCTCGGCTACGATACGGCCGTGGCGATTATGGGGTCGCACGTGTCTGCGCGGCAGAAAGACCGTCTGTTATCTTTTGGCAGGCCCGTGTATCTGATGTTGGACTGGGATGTGGCGGGCAACAATGGGCGCGAGGATGTGATCCCCCATTTGGTAGGTCGTGTGCCGTTGTTTAATGTGAAAGGTCCGGAAGGGAAAGACCCGGATGATCTTGATGATGCTCAGTTGATCGAGTGTCTTCGTAATGCGGAAATAATTTTACGTGCTTGACTTTTTTATAGTTTGTGCTATATTACAGTCTGCGTAAAAAACACGAAAACTGTACTGGTCTGTTTTAAGGAGTCGTGTATGCGTTAGCGGATGATGCTTTGTGGAAGATGTGGAAGAGTTTCAGAGAAGGAAGAGTAAACAAGGAGAAGAAGATGAGTAATGGAAAGTGGTATTCTACTGGGTGGGACACGTCGCGAGAAATCAACGAACAACGAGGACAGGCAACAGATTTCGGGAACAACGACCGTTCTCGGCTCTGGATGCGTCCCGGCGAGAGTCGGACGATCATCTTTTTGGATGACCTCGAATGGAAGCGCGACATTGATGGGGACGTGATCCCCGTGGTTCCGTTTTGTCGCTACGAACACAAGGTGTTGTTCAACGATGACTGGAAGAACCCGGTGTACGTCACCTGCACGAAGGGTATATCTCCGTGCAAGTTCTGTGACATGAATTTCCGACGACAACATGTCGGTGCGTTGACCGTTCTCGACGTGACTCCGTTTGTCGACAAGACGACGGGGGAGACGAAAGTTCGTCCGTTCAAGAAACTGCTCGTAGCGCCGCCAAGCACGATGGTCGTCATCGAGGCGAAGAAGCAGAAGAAGGGCGGCAACCTCAAGGGTCTGAAGTACTCCGTTGCCCGCCACGACCGAAAACAGGCCAGAAGCGGACAGGATTTCGAGTTCGAAGCTGTGGCAGAGATGGCAGCGTACAACAAAGAAGGACTCGACATTGCTCCGTACGGTTTTACTGCGGATCAAGCGTTCCAGTTCTATCTCGATCTCTTCAAGCCGATTCCTTACGAGAAGCAGGAACAGATGTGCAGCGGAAGGAATGTGACCGACGGTAGCGTTTTTCGCGGTGACCGTCGCGGAGGCGGTCCGAGTCAGCCCGCCAACACCGCTGAAGAAGTCATCCAGTATTAACACACGGTTTCGGAAGCCTCCTCATTCTCCCCTCGCTTGGGGAGGCTTCCCCTTTTTGGAGGACTTCTTATGTCAGAAGCCGAGGCTCTGGCTGATCTCGATGCCGCCTGCGCATCAATCCAAAAGGAAAACCTGTTTGTTCTGGATTTGGAGACCTCAGGTCTCGATCCGAGAACCGACCGAATCGTCGGCGTGGCGCTGGGCACCAAAGACGGCGCTTGGTATGTGCCCACGGTAGGTGATAGTGGAACCTCTCTGGGAGCTGTGCGTACAGCCTTAAATCCTTACTTGATTGATGTTGGTCGTATTATGGTGGGGCATAATCTCAAGTTCGATCTACAGTTTCTGTGGGCCAACAAGTTCAACGTTCAGTGCCGCATTGGAGACACGATGGTTCTCGCACATTTGATGGACGAGAATCGTGCGGGCTCAGGTCGTTTGGCGTTGAAGGGAAAAGGCGGGCTCGTTGATGAGCTATTCGATGTGGAGCTTGAAGAGTATTCAACGTCCGCGTTGGCAGGCAACCTGTTTGGTAAGTCGGCGAAGGAGTATGCGGCAGATGACGCCCGCTGGACATTGAAGTGCTGGAAGAAGATGCACCCCCTTCTGGGGAGACAGAAGCTGTCCAAGTTCTATCACGAAATCTCGATGCCCATGACGCGCATTCTGGGCGAGATGGAGATGCACGGAATGCACGTAGACGTGAACTACTTGCGTGTGTTGCAGAAGACGTTTGAAGCCGAGGCGTTGGATTTGGAGAAACAGGTTTACGCTGCGGCTGGGAGACGTTTCAACATCGGAAGTCCGCCTCAGCTCGCGACGGTCTTGTTCGATGATCTCAATATTCAACCCTATGATGGGATGCAGAAAGGCAAGAAGGGGATTTACAGTACGGCCGAGGGTGTATTGTCTCGCTTTGCACACCAGCAACCCATTGTTCAGTTGATCTTGGATTGGCGCGAGAAACAGAAATTGATCGGGACATACGTCATACCATTTATTCGACGAGCGCTGTCTAACTCAGAGAATCGTATTTATGGAAACTTTAACCAAACAGGCACGGTCACGTTACGCTTATCTTGCGTTGCAGATGACACTGTCTTGGAAACTTCTGTAGGTTCTGTTTTTATCAAAGACTTAGACTTGACCAAACATCCAGAATGTTCTATAATGACTCATAGAGGTCGTCATTGTAGGATCGTAGACAAAATCTATAAGGGTAGGGACTGGATGTATGAAGTCAAGACCGCGTCGGGCAAGAGCATTAAATGCACTCGTCAACACCGTTTCCTTTGTCGGGATGGATGGCGCGAATTACGAGGTCTCAGAATCGGCGACAAAGTTATTACCGTCGGGAGCATCGTTAGTGGCGTGCCGCTGTCCCGACGGCAGTATTATGGAGATTCTGTCAGAGAAGGACTTTGTGAAGTTGTTCGAGAGGGATCGGGGGATTGTTTCAATAATCAAGAAGATAGGATCGAGTCCTACTCAGTATTATCGAGCGCGTCGAGTGTATGGTCGAAAGCATTCCCAGTTGATAAAGAATCATGCCAGCAGAAATTATTCGAAGGCAATGATGGGCAACAAGCGCGGTGCAAGAGAACATCCCTGTGTTTTGTTGGACAAAGAGACTTTACAGGGGTGGCTAGGACGCGGTGCCGGGGTTTGGACAATCGCACGCGAGATGAAGACGAGCGCATTTCTTGTGCGTCAGAATTTGCGCCACTACGGTATGCACGAGGTGGGGGAGGCACTCCCGAAACGGATTCAAACCTTTCCAAAATCTTATATCAATCTGTTGGAGAGTCTGTGCCCCGGTATTTGGGAAAAGGCAAAGAATTATCACGGCGACCGCGTAGCTTTTTTTCATGCTCTGTACGAGGCTTACACGGGGGTTCTGGACCTTCGCGATGCTATCAAGGAGTTGGCCAATGCACACCGAGCGAATATCCGTTCGGGGAAAGTGCCGCGAGATCATGTTTGCTGGGTGGACAATCGTCACGAGATTCTTCTATCCTCTGCATTGAGGACGAGGGGAATAGCACATCAAAGGCAGGTAATCGTAGGAAGATACGCGGTGGATTTTGTGGTGGGGAAGGCTTTGGTTGTGGAAGTAGATGGGGATTTTCATGTAAAGGACACAACGACGAAGAGACGGGACCGTCGAAAGGAGACGTGTCTACTTTCCGAGGGTTACAAGATTCTCCGCTTCAAGACGACAGAGGTCGAGGAGAATGTAAATCTCTGCGTGGATTTGATTGTAAAGATGTTGGCTATGTAGACGATCCTATCATAAGGATTACACCTCTTGGAATTATGGACGTGTGGGATATTACTGTGGAGGATGACGCCTCTTATGTAGCGCACGGTTTTATAAACCATAACTCTTCCGACCCGAATCTCCAAAACTTACCCCGCGCCGAGAACTGCATGCGTAAGGCCTTCACTGCGCCGCCGGGCAAGAAGCTAATCGTAGCAGACTACGGTCAGCTCGAACTCAGGCTGATGGCTCATCGGAGTCGTGACGCCAAGATGATCGAGATTTACAAGTCGGGCGGAGACATTCATAAGAACACGCAGGATGCGCTGGGATTAGGACCGACCAAGACGGATCGGTCTATTGCGAAGAACTGTAATTTTGGGCTTCTCTACGGATTGTCGGCGCAGGGACTCAAACGGACTCTCTGGGAGAAGGCGCGTATCGACAAGAGTTTGCAGGAGTGTTTCAAGTGGCGGGCAGGCTTCTTCGCGGCGTACCCCGGTATTCCTCAGTATCACGCACGGATTGAACGGTATCTCCAAGAGCACGGATATGTGCAGTCCTTGACTGGGCGAAAACGTCATCTCAAGGAGCTGATGAAGCGCGACTATGGAGCGGCACTTCGGATGGCGATTAACTACACTATTCAGTCGTCAGCGGCAGACGTGGTGATGATCGGGATGCGGAACTTCCAGAAGAGGATCGAGCGCGGACGTCTGCGCGACCCACGCTGGCACGAGGTGTTTATGATTTGCCAAGTGCACGACGAAGTGATCGCAGAAGCTCCCGAGGAGCTCGCGGAAGATGTGGCGGCTGGGATGAAGGAAGATTTGGAGAGTGCGGCGACGTTGTTGATTCCATTGGAAGCTACCCCGAACATAGGGGACAACTGGGAAGAGGCTAAATGATGGCTACATTGACGGGCACATTCAACTTTCCGTCCCACTTTTTCGGTATGGAAGAGTTGATGGACATCGAGCGGAAGCTGGTCTTCAAGTCTATGGGCGGAGAGAAGTACGGGTTTGGCGACGCCCAGCGCGTGAGTCTGATGACTTACAAAGATGGAGTAGCCTGCGTCCCCCGCAGATTTGCTTATGAGCATCTTCCCCAGAACCTATTGGACAATGTGGATGTGCAGGTTGCTGAGGGTGACCCCATAGTTATTCCATTCAAAGAAGAGATGCAGAATAAGCGTCCTGAGATGAAGGAGCGTCAAGACGCAGCAATGAATGTCTTCTTACAGATGCTGGAAAGTCAGACGTGCCCAGCCAAGGGAGGTTTGTTCTGCGCCCCATGCGGGAGTGGCAAGACAGTGGTTGGACTCAAGATGGCGTCCAAGCTGGGCAGGACGACGTTGGTCGTGGTGCATAAAGAGTTCCTGATGACTCAGTGGAAGGAGCGTATCTGCCAGTATCTCGACATTCTTCCCGAAGATGTTGGGATCGTTCAGCAGGAGAAGTGTGAGTTTGAGGGCAAGAAAATCGTCATCGCTATGGTGCAGTCTTTGATTGGCGAGCGGCAGTATGCCCCAGAGTTTTATGATTGGCCCGGTGTCATCATATTCGACGAAGCGCACCGCATGGCTGCGCCCCAGTTCAACGAGGCTGTGCCCAAGTTTCGGGCGAAGTATCTCATCGGACTCACGGCGACGCCCCGTCGGAGTGATGGACTACAGCCTGTGTTCGAGTGGCGGATTGGAAAGGTCTTGTCCAAGATTCAGGGCGGTCCCGAGGTGACTCCGAAGATACATCAGGTGAAGTTCGACGTTTACATCCCAGATCACTATTATCGCTATAAGGACAAGATGGGCAACGATAAGATACTCCTTGCCCGCTTGGTAAACTACTTGGTCAGTATTCGTTCGCGTAACGAGTGGATCGGGAAACAGATCGTGAACGCGCTGGAAGCAGGCAGGAAGGTGATGATCCTATCGGATCGCCGCGAGCATCTGGAAGAGTTGTCTAGCCTCTTCATTGCGGCAAAGACTTCCTACTCGTGGGGATACTATGTGGGCGGAATGAAACAGGCGGATCGCGAGCGGAGTGCCCAGTGTGACCTGATATTGGCCACGTTCCAGATGGCTAAGGAGGCGCTGGACATCCCGGACTGTGATACCCTGTTTCTTACGACGCCGAAGACGGACGTAGAACAGAGTGTAGGTCGAATCGTGCGGTTTCACGCCGACAAGAAACCACCACTGGTTGTGGATATCGTCGATAGTGTCCCAGTGTGTATGGAGTTCGCCCGAAAACGATCACGACAATATCGGAAACTGAAGTACGAGATCGTGAAAGAAGTGGAAAAGTAAACAATAAAAAAGGTTGACTCCTTTTTATTGTAGTATATAATAAAATAGGATAAAGGAAAGGTTTATATGAGCCTTGTCTTTAATGTTAAGAAGGTGCCGTTCGACAAGGGTCATTTTGTTCATGGTCTTTTGAAGGAAATCCTGAAGAGATTTGAGAAGTTGAAAACGCGGAAGCGCTGGATATTGGAAGGTCCGTTCCACGATGAAGAGAATTCGTTGTATTACTTTGTTTTGACATCGGAGAGCGGCACGGTACAGAGTTTCGAAATCGAGGAAGCCAAATTCATCTTTTCCAAGGAAGATACGGAAGAGCTGGTCAGTAGTGTCTGTCAGGCGGTTTTGGCTACAGAGATGAGTCTGAGTGTTACCGACAGGCTCCAAGGAGCGTCTGAGGAAGACATCGCAAAAGCAGATGAGAATCCGAACGTTGTTGTGGAATTCTGAGGCTTACAGAGAGGTCTAAAGTCTTCTCGCTTTTCTCTGTGCGAGGGACTTCGACCGCCTCAGGGGAAGTCGTCCTAGACGGCTTCCTTTTTATAGCAATTTATTCGGTCGTATACGGCTGTATAGGGAGACCGTTCATGTACGTGTGGGAATCGGGAGCCGAGTCTATTGGACGTGTGCGCCGCGAGCACGGTACGTGGGGTGTTATGGTCACGATGAAGCGGGATTGGTATAATGATGGAAACCGTTTCGAGCGCGTGACTGTGAATGAGGGTGGAACCTGTCTTTTACCAGAGGAGGTGCGTATGGCCCCGCAACTAGGATCGGTTGGAGCTTCGTGTGGTTACACTATCAATCTAGGCAACTACGAGTCTGCCCGCGTGGATGTGTGGAAGACTCTCCCGTGTAAGCCGGAGGATGCCGACGAGACGTATGATGAGTGTTACCAGTTCGTGTCCGGCAAGGTTGGCGAGCTGGTCGTACAGATCAGAAACGACGCTCAGCAATCTAATCAAAGTTAGACTGCAATCGATTGCAGTCGGGAGGTATTATGGCGTTCGCGAAGAAAGAGTCGAAGACTGAGTCTAAGAAGGAAAAGGCGGCTTTGGACAAGATGTCCATTGAAGAGATGGAGGCGGCCGTCAACAAGAAGTTCGGCGCTGGGACGCTGGCGCGGGCGAGTGTGTCGCGAGGTTTGTCGATCCCGCGCATCGAGATCGGAATCTTCGCAATGGATCACGCGACCGGCGGCGGCATTCCCGTGGGCAGGATCAGCGGCATTTACGGAAAGAAATCATCATGCAAATCAGCGACCGCCCTTAAAATCGTCGCATCGGCTCAGGGGTACTGCCGAAAACATCTAGTCAAGATGGTTCCGATTGTTGACCGTTTCTATGTCTGCGATGTCTGCGGCGCGCGGTCTCCGAAGAAGGGCGCGTGCAAAGACTGCAAGGACAAGGGGACTGTGGACAAAGATGGAAAGGTCAAGGAAGGCAAGTTCGAAACACCTGTGGATGTGTTCCGTAAAGCCTATCGTTGCGACGAGTGCGGGTTCCGTGGCGAGAAAGAAGGAGAACCGTGTCCCGACTGCAAGGAG